ACACCTGATGCTGGAGGAGGAGAAGAAGGAGGAGCAGACTTAACTGATGAGCCTATCGACTTTGAAGAACCAGCTGAAGAACCAGAAGCATAATGAACCTTATAGATAGAGTAATATTAGAATGGTCATATAGAACCAAAAAAGGATATCCTGACCTTGATAACGAAGATGATTTAAGGATATTTGAATCTTTGTTCGGTTATGATTTAAAAGACCCTATTCAAGAAGGACCTACATTAGCTTATAAAGATTTATCACCTGCTGCTAAAGTTGTAGCAGATAAAATTATAGAACTTATTGGAATTCAACCTGAACAAATAAAAGCATTCTCTGCCAATAATTTTAATGTTTATGTACCATCAGATGATAGACCTGGAAATTTTGATACATTAGAAAACTCTGGTGAGTTTGGAAAAGCAAGAAAAGTAAGATCAGGTAATTGGAAAACTAACGGTGTTATATTTTCTTTAAAACCAACAGGAGCTAAAGCAGGAGAATTTTTTATGCTAAAACCTCAACAACTTGGTTTAACATTAGATAAAAAAATTCCTTTAACTCAATTGAAACAAGAATTAATTAGAGGTATAAAAAATCATAAAATACTTACTCCACCTCAAAAAGAAGCTCTACTATATGCAGTAACAGGAACAGGAAGTGTTTCAGATAAAGATAAAGAAGAGTTACCAAATGGATTTTTTAATGAGGTAAATAAAAATTTTGGTGAACCTCATGGAGCTTTAATATACGGAACAAGAGAAGGATATGACTCAGTTGAGTTCCCCGAGGCAGGTAATTACCCTCTAATAGATTATATTCTTTATAATGGTGAAGATAGATTACAGGTAAGTGCAAAAACAGCTAAAGGAGCAGGAAATACAGTTAAATATAAAGATGTAATAAGATTAGCTGAATTAGCTGATGGAGAAATACCTAATAAATTAAAAGAGTTTAATAATATTATAAATGCTAACTCTGTTATAACTGGAGCTTTCGAAGCAATAGATAAGTTTGGGAGTACAGAACTTAAAAAAGCAGTAGAAGATTATAAAGTTCAATACCCACAATATCCTAAGTTAGGAAATAGCCCTGACGACAGACAATCACATGCTGATAGAATAGCAATAGAAAAATCTTTTGTAAAAGAATTAAATAGCAATCCTGAATTTAGCTTTACTGATTTATTTAATAGTTATGTAGCAGTTAAGTATATTAAGTATGGTTTAGATCCTAATTCTTTAGAAGCATACTTAAAAGAAATATCACAAGGAGAATTTTATGTTGTACATAAATCTAAAAACAGTCCTGGTCACGACTCAGATAAACTAGGATTAGAAATTAGAAAAAGTAAATAAGTTATGAGTCAAGATATAAAAAAAATAATCGCACAAGAGTATCTTAAGTGCGCTAAAGATCCGGCGTACTTTATGAGAAAGTACTGCTATATTCAGCACCCTACTAGAGGTAGGATTCTTTTTAACTTATACCCTTTTCAAGAAAAAATACTACATGTATTCAAAGATAATCAATATGTCATTACTTTAAAGTCAAGACAGCTAGGTATATCTACATTATCAGCAGCTTATTCTCTCTGGTTAATGATATTTCATAAAGATAAAAACGTATTAGCATTAGCAACTACTCAAGCTACAGCTAGAAACTTAGTTACTAAAGTTATATTCATGTATGACCAGCTTCCTAAGTGGTTAAAACTACCCTCAGTAGAAAAAAATAAATTATCATTAAGATTAAAAAACGGTTCAAGAATAGCAGCTAAGTCTTCTAATACTGATGCAGCAAGATCAGAAGCAGTATCGTTACTACTAATTGATGAGGCAGCCTTTATAGATAATATTGATGAAACGTTTACCGCAGCACAACAAACATTAGCTACAGGTGGACAATGTATGGCTTTATCAACTCCTAATGGTGTAGGTAACTGGTTTCATCTCACATGGGAAAAAGCAGTAGTGAAAGAAAATAGTTTTATACCTATAAGATTACCATGGACAGTACACCCTGAAAGAGACCAAAAATGGAGAGAACAACAAGATGCAGATTTAGGTCCAAGAATGGCAGGCCAAGAATGTGATTGTGATTTTCTTGCCTCAGGAGATACGGTATTTGAACCTGAAGATATGACTTACTATGAACAGACTTACGAAAAAGAACCTATGGAAAGAAGAGGAGTTGATGGTAATTTATGGATTTGGGAATCTGCTGATTACAGTAAATCATATATGGTATGTGCTGACGTAGCTAGAGGGGATTCTACTGACTATTCTGCATTTCATGTATTCGATATAGATAGTTGTGTTCAAGTAGCTGAATATAAAGGTAAAATAGCACCTAAAGATTTTGGTAATGTACTTGTAGCAATAGCATCTGAGTATAATGATGCTTTATTAGTAGTGGAAAATGCTAATATTGGATGGGCTACTATTGAACAAATTTTAGAAAGAGAGTATAGAAACCTATATTATAGCCCTACTAACCAATTAGATACTGTTGAATCTTATATGCATAAGTATGAAAGAGATAAATTAGTACCTGGTTTCACTATGTCTATGAGAACACGACCTTTAGTTATAGCAAAAATGATTGAATACGTTAGAGAAAAGTCAGTTACGTTTCAATCTAAAAGATTATTACAAGAAATGCGTGTTTTCATATGGAAAAACGGAAAAGCTCAAGCTCAAACCAGATATAATGACGATTTAATTATGTCTTGCGCATCAGCTCTATATGTTAGAGATACAGCATTAAGGTTAAGACAACAAGGAATGGATTTAGCTAGAGCTCAATTATCTTCTTTTACTAATTTAAACGCTAGAAACCAAGCAGTAATAAAAACAGTTGGAAATAAGAAAGAAAATCCTTATCTTATAAAGACACCAAGGGGTACGGAAGATATTACTTGGTTACTAAAATAGACTATTTATATATAAATTAAACGTTTAATGGCAGATACTTCACTTTTTGGTAGACTACGAAGACTATTTTCCTCAGATGTTGTAGTAAGGAATGTAGGTGGCAATGAGCTTAAAATAGCTGATGTCAATACTATACAACGAACAGGTAGATACCAGACGAATTCCTTAATAGATAGATTTACTAGATTATATATCTATAATAATAAAAATATTTTTAATCCTAATTTAAATTACCAAACACTTAGGATTCAGCTATACTCAGATTATGAAGCTATGGACACCGATCCTTTAATTGCATCAGCTTTAGATATACTTTCAGATGAAGCTACAGTAAAAAATGATCAGAATGAAATATTAGCGATTAAATCTTCTGATGAAAATATACAAAGAGTACTTTATAATTTATTTTATGATGTTTTAAATATAGAGTTTAACTTATGGTCATGGACTAGAAATATGTGTAAGTATGGGGATTTCTTTTTAAAACTTGAAATCTCTGAAAAATTTGGAGTATATAATGTTTTACCTTATACTGTTTATCACATGGTACGAAGAGAAGGTGAAGACCCTGATAATCCTGCAAAAGTCGTATTTCAGTTAGACCCTGACGGTTTAGCTTCATCACAAAACCCTCAATACTTACCAAAAAGAAAGAAAAACGACAAAATAGTTGATTTTGATAATTATGAAATAGCTCACTTTAGATTAATATCTGATACTCATTACTTACCTTATGGTAGATCGTATTTAGAACCTGCTAGAAAGATATTTAAGCAAGTTACTTTGATGGAAGATGCAATGTTGATTCATCGTATAATGAGAGCTCCTGAGAAAAGGATGTACTATATTAATGTAGGTAATGTTCCTCCTAATGAAGTAGAGCAATTTATGCAAAAGACTATTAATCAAATGAAAAAAACTCCTTATGTAGATGATAATGGTCAGTATAATCTTAAGTTCAATTTACAAAACATGATGGAAGATTATTACTTACCTGTAAGAGGAGGAGATACATCTACCAGAATAGAAACTACAAAAGGGTTAGATTATGATGGAGTAACTGACGTTCAATATCTACAACAAAAAATGTTTGCTGCTTTAAAAATACCTAAAGCATATTTTGGCTATGAAGGAGACTTACAAGGTAAAGCTACTTTAGCTGCAGAAGATATAAGATTTGCTAGAACAGTAGAAAGAGTACAGCGAATAATGGAATCTGAGTTAACTAAAATAGCTTTAGTTCATTTATATTCTCAAGGATTTACAGGAGAAAGTTTAACCAATTTCGAAATTAAACTTACTACCCCATCTATTATTTTCGAACAAGAAAAAGTTGCACTGTTAAAAGAAAAAGTAGATTTAGCTAATCAAATGAAAGATACTAAATTATTTTCTTCTGATTATATATACGAAAATATATTTGATATGTCTGAAGATAGATATAATGAAATGAGAGATTTAGTTAGAGAAGATTCTAAAAGACTATTTAGAATAGGTCAAATAGAAGGAGAAGGAAATGATCCTGCTAAATCTGGTACTACTTACGGTACCCCTCATGATCTTGCCTCAATGTACGGTAGAAGATCTACTTCTACTCCAAAAGGTGCAGGCCCAGGTGAAGTCCCAGTTGGCTATGAAGATACTCCAGATTGGGGTGAACCAGGACCAGAAGGAGGAAGACCTAGAGAAAAAGCTTCTATATATGGTACCAACGATAACCCTATGGGAGGAAGAGATCCTTTAGGAGTTCAAGGTATGAAAGGAGGCTACCCTTCAGACAACGATAATGTTATGGAAACCAAGTCTACAGAGAAAGTTTATCTACAAAATAAAGATATGTTGAAAGATATTGTTTTCAAAAAATCTAAGGATGACGATAGCAAGTTATTAAAAGAAGACAATATCAAGGATTTAGGTAAATAATACATATTTATAATAGTAAACGTATATAATGAAGATAAAGCATTCGAAGTATCGTAATACTGGTCTCATATTTGAACTGTTAGTTAAACAAATAGCAGCTGATACCCTAGATAATAAAGACTCAAAAGCTATAGATATACTTAAAAAATTCTATAGTAATAAGAGTACTTTAGCAAAAGAGTATAAACTATATGAGTTCTTAAGTAAAAATAATAAGCTCTTACAGAGTAAGGCAGAAGCAGTTTTATCTACTATTACTGAAGTTTCAAGAAAATTAGACCAAAAAACTTTAAAAGCTCAAAAGTATGAGCTCATTTCTGAAATTAAAAAAGATTATAATTTAGAAGAGTTTTTCGGTATGGAGGTTAGAAATTACAAACCTCTAGCAGCGTTATACTGTTTATTAGAAGCTCAAAATAATAGTAGTTTAGTAGACCCTCAATTTTTAGTTGATAACAAGTTTACTATTTTAGAACATTTAACTTCTAATCCTCAAGAAAAAGAAGCTGTTAAAGATAGTTTAATAGAAGATTACAGTAAATACGACAAAGATTTAAAAATGCTTACATTTAAAATTTTATTAGAAAAATTTAATGATAAGTATAGAGATTTATTACCAGAACAAAAAAATATTTTAAAAGAATTTATTACATCAGTAAATTCGAATCGTAGACTTTATAAATTAGTTAATAGAGAATTTGAAAATATTTTAAAGGAAGTAAATCAATTAGTAAAAAAAGTAAAAGATGATGTTGTTAAGATTAAGTTACAAGAAGTAATTAAAAGTATTACTCCTTTGACTAAAACTGAAAAAGTAAATGATACTCATTTAGTTAATCTTATGCAATATTATGACCTTGTAAATGAATTAAAAAACTTATGACAAGGTCTCAAGTAGTTCAATTAGTAAGAGAAGTACTATCTGAATTGCAAGAAGCAAACGTATCTGGCGGATCTGCTTCTTTTACCCCTGGTGCTGGAGAAAATTATGCAACACCAGGTGCTTTTGGTAAAGCAAAAAAAGCTCTTAAAGTTTCAAAGAGTCTAGGTTTCAAAAAAATTAGCCGTCCAGATAGGCCATATCATACTAAAGCATTTGACTATTTATAGACATGAGACAACAAACAGCAACTGAAAAATTTAGAGCCGTCCAGGAAGGCAAGATGGCCAAAGGAGAGTTCGTCAGACAAATGAGACTACAATTTCCTGACGTTATATCTCAATTTAACGGATTTAACGACTCAGTACAAATTCTAAAAAATAAAGGATTAGTTTACGAAGCTAAAGCTGAAAAAAAACCTACAAAGAATAAAGTATACGATGAAAGACCTGCCTTAACTTATTCATTAGATGCTTTAGATAGAGGTATAAGAATTGAGTTACAAGCAGCTGGATTAATGCCTCATATGAATCTTAACGCAGACGACTTTTTTAAAGCTGAAAAAAAAGCAAAAGACAACCTAGAAAAAAATCCTTCTCATTATATTAATTTAGTCGGTAATGAATCTGATAAAGTAAACAAAAACGACCAGATGGTTCCTGTAAAAAAAGGAAACGAAGTTGATACCTTTAATGGTATGAAAAAAGCTACTTTAAAAGAAGCATATAACCCAGGGGATACATATTCAAATGACTTTGATTATGGAGGAATGATTAGAACTGCAATGGCTATTCCGGAAGTAGATCCTGGCAAAGGAGCATCAGGAGAAGAAGTAGAACATATGATGGCTATTTCTCGATCTTTAGAAGATGTAAATTATCATACTCCTAATCAAGACTTAATGTCTGCTATAGATGCTTTTCAACATGAAGATGAAGAAGAAGGAAATAAAGCATTAAAAATGTTTAAAAAGAACCTTGTCAATTATATCAAGGAAACTATTAACAAAAAAGACGAAGAGAAAGAAATTGAGCACGATTGTGCTAATCATGTACTACATGAAAAATATGGACATGGTATTTGTTTAGAAGGAGAGCATACCTTATTAGAAGATGGAACAGTAACTCATTACGATGTATTTTTTAAAGAAGGAAGTAAGACAGTAAAAAATATACCTATAAACGAATTAGAAGTTATTACATCTTCACATCACGGTCACAAAAGAAAAAAGAACGAAGAAGTTGAATTACCTAAAGGTGATAAGAAGAAATTAAAAGATATGATTAAGTCCTTAAAAAAATCTTCGAAAGGACATGCAGGACAGGCTAAGTATCTCGATAAATTAGTCAAAGAAGGCGATTTATTTTACATAGATGACGATAATATAGATTTTATAAAAAATTTTGTAGCAAGATTGGGACATGATAAAGACCCAGTTACTGGTGAAGAGCTCAGTAAATTAAAAGAAATACTTAAAGCTGTAGTTAGATTATCAGAAGAAAAAGGTAAAGATCATGACGGAGACGGAGATATAGATTCAGACGACTATTTGGCTGCAAAAGATAAAGCTATAAAAAAAGCCATGGGTAAAGATGAAGTAATGAATGTTGATAGGAAGGGTAGGCTCAAAACTGATACTCCAAGTAATTATACAGGCGGAGCTGCTGATACAAGAAAAGTTTTGAAAGAAGTACTAGCATCTCATATCGGTAAGATTAAAGAAAAATATGGAGAGATACCAGGTATAGATACTTTAATAAAAGATTATATCAAAACTCACAATAAAGATATAATGGATGGAGACTTTAATCAAGACCCTGTATTTTATTTTGACCTTTTTGTAGATGCTAATTATGATAGAGTAGATGAATATGAAATTCCTTCTACTACTATGACTCAGATAAACAATACGGTAAAAAATCCTAAAACTATGGCTCAATCTATTTTACAGTTTGTAGATCAAGTAGATGATAAAGAACAGCCTGCTTTATTTGCAAACCCTAAATTAAAAAGAGCATTAGAGTTTTTAAAAGACTTAGCAGATGATGAAGATAAAGATGCAGTAACAGGCCCTTTGAGTTTCAAAGATGATATGAATGAAGCTGAACAACTTAAAGAAGCTATAAAGAGCATTATTAAAAAAAGTTTAAAAGATGATATGATTGAAGAAGCAGCTACTAATCAACTAGCTAAAATAGCTGATGACTATGAAAGCTTTGCAGGAATGAAACAATCAGTTATCGATCTTCAAAATGTAGTAAACGATATAGAATCATTTTACGAAAGAACTAGAGAAAAGATACAAAAAGTTTACGATAAGTTAGGAGAAATAAAAAATGACGAGGGATTAAAAGTAGGAGGATTTTTAGCTCCAGCTATCGAAAGCGCATTCAAAAAAGATTTAAGACCTGTTATGAAAAATAACTTTACAGGAGGATTAAATTTACCTAATATTAAACCAGTTAGGTCATTACCTATAGCTCAAGAAGGCCCTAAGAAGAATATTTTTGGTATTAACGAAAAGAAAAAATAAAAATGAAAAGTAACTTTGACCTTAGAAAATTTTTAACTGAAAATAAAACTATAGTTAATGAACAATTAGCTTCACAAGCTATACAAGAATTTATAGCTGCTGATAATAATGGAGTATCTATAGCTGAATTTGTAAAAGCTATAATAGATGGTGCTGCCGAATTTAATCAAGAAGACGCAGCTTATCAAGATCTAGATAAAAGATCAGAAGTTATTCTTAAAGCAATAGGAAGACAAGATTTAATTGGATAAAAATATGGCACAATTATTAGTAGACGTAACACCATTTAAACCTACCTTAAAAGAATCAAAAACCAAGCCTGGTGTATTTGAAGTTGAAGGAGTAATGCAAAGAGCTTCAGCAGAGAATCAAAACGGTAGAGTATACAGTAAAGATCTTCTTAAGAGAGAAGCGGAAAGATACGTGAAAGAGTTCGTTAAAAAAGGAAATGCTTTTGGAGAGTTAGATCATCCTGAAACGCCCGTAGTCTCGTTAAAAAACGCTTCTCACATAGTAAAAGAACTATATTGGGATGGTGATGACTTAATGGGTAAGGTAGAGCTATTAAATACCCCTGCTGGTAATATAGTAAAAGAAATTATAAAAGCTGGTCATACTATTGGTATATCATCTAGAGGTACCGGATCAGTTCAACAAACAAACGAAGGACATTTAGAAGTACAGCCTGATTTCGAATTAGTATGCTGGGATTTTGTATCTAATCCATCTACACATGGTGCATTTATGAACCCGGTATCTTTAAATGAAGGTAAAGGCAAAGTACCTAAGTATTTTAACTTAGACAATATTATTAACGATATATTAAGAGCATAATGAAAAACTTTGATCTAAGGAAATTTTTAGTAGAAAACAAACTTACTACTCAAAGCAAATTAATCTCAGAAGCTGAAAACTCAAGTGATCTTTCATGGGAAGATTTTCAAATAAAATTTCCTGAAGTTAAAGATGATAATCTAGCCGGTGAAGTATATAGCATAATGCAAGAACAAAATGGTTTTGATGATTATGAAGATGAAGAAATAGTTAGTTTTATGAAAGCAGCTGCAACTTGGAAAGATGCTGAAGATGTAGCCGATTATTTTGATGAACCAGCTTCAGATATTGGTAAATTAATAGCTGGTTATTATCAAGAAGAAAGCGGATATGAAGGATTCGATGATAAATGGGATAATTATTTAGATTATTTATTTCCTCAAACCGAAAGACTTGGTGATGATATTGATGATTATTACATAGAAGATGATGATGAACCAGTAGTGTACAAAGAAGAACCCGTATCATTTAAAGATGCATTTAAAAAAGATCCTACAGAACTTGAAAAAGGTGAAGGTTCTATTTACGCTGTTAAAAGAGTTGATACATTTACAGGTCCTAATCCTGAAGGATTTTTTCTTCATATCGAAATAAAATATGCAATGGACTTTGTTCAAAGTGCTTTCCAAGAAGAAAACAGAAGTGATGGAAAAATTGGACATTTTAGAGATGATTCTAGTGTTTGGGATAAAGGAGGGAGTAAAGATGATTACTTGAGCAAAGCGCAACAAAAAGAAATACTTAACACTAATTATCAGAAAGATTTACTAGACCCGTGGAGTGAAGGAAAATTAAGTAATAAGGATCTTTACGATAAGTATATGGAACTTTACTATCCACTGTACTCTTTAGTTTAATAATAGGTTTAAAATAAATGAAAAACTTTGATCTAAGAAAATTTTTAGCTGAAGGTAGATTATTTGAAGAATTAACTCCTCTTCAAAAATATATTTTTAATTATGAAAAAGATATCAGCGATAAAGTAGATATGAAAGCTATAAAAGGCTTAAAAAATGCTGATGATGTATATAATTATTATGCTTATGAAAGAGGATGGGAAGGTGATGAAGATTTAGAAGATGATTTAAATAATATTTATAATCAAGTAAAAGATAAGTTCAATTAAAAAATAAATAAACCCAACAAAATAGGTTTCCAGAAAAAGTATATATTTATATAAGAATATACAATCTTATATATTGTATCAAACAAATTATAATCCCTATTACGATTCCTAATAATCGTACAATCACAACAATTTTTTTTTAAAAATGGCAAACAAAGATTTATTTAAGCAAGCTATTGCTGAAGCTAAGTCTGTAAGAGCTGCTGCTATTGCTAACGCTAAGGAAGCATTAGAAGAAACTCTAACTCCACATTTAAAAGATATGTTAGCTGCAAAACTTCAAGAAATGGAAGATTCAAATATAGAAGAAGCTCCTAAAAAGGACGATAAAACTATGGAAGAAGCTCCTGAAAAAAAGAAGGATATGAAAGAAGCTCCTGGCGACAAGGAAAAGAAACATATGAAAGAAGCTCCTGGCGACAAGGAGAAAAAACATATGAAAGAAGCTCCTGGCGATAAGGATAAGAAACATATGGAAGCTAAAGATCATGATAATATGGACGAAGCTCATGGTGACGAAGAGCACAATGAAGCTAAGCACGACAAAGATGAAGCAATGGAACCTGCTCATGAAAAAAACGAAGCAGAGGATGACTCAGTAGAATCTGAGGACGATGCGGAGGTTGATGAGCCTAAAGGTGATGAAGATATTTCTGATTTAAGTGTAGATCAATTCAAAGACTTAATTAGAGATATTATTAATCAAGAAATGGGCGATAATGACGCTCCTGCTATGGACATGGATGCTGGTGATATCGAAGGTATGGGTGATGAGCCTGATGCTGTAGAAGAACCAATGGACATGCCTGGTGAGGATGAAGAAGAAATCGATCTTGATGAGTTAATTAGAGAACTTGAAAATTCAGTAAAAGAAGAAGAATTAGAAGAGTTCAATACTAAACCTAATCCTGATAACCACAGGCAAAAGGCAGACGTAAATATTAACGAAGATAAAGATGGCGAAGAGCAGTTTGAAGAAGCTGAAGGTGAAGCTGATAAAATTATCGATGATGCTGAAAAAGAAGCATTAAGCGAAGTAAAATCAGATTTAGCACAAGCTTTAGAAACTATCAATACTCTAAAAAGTGAATTGAATGAAGTAAATATTCTAAATTCAAAATTACTTTACGTCAACAAAATCTTTAAATCAAACGACCTTTCTGAAAGTCAAAAGGTTAACATTATAGCTGCTTTTGATAAAGCAGAAACTGTAAAAGAGGTTAAATTAGTTTACGAAACAGTTTCAGATAATGTAGTTAGCAAAAAAGAAGCTAAACACAATATCAAAGAAGCTAAAACTAAACTAGGCATGGCATCTAAAGCAACTGGAACTACAGCTTCTAAACCAGAAGTAATCACTGAAGTTTCTGAAACTGTTAGAAGAATGCAAAAATTAGCCGGTATTATTAAATAACACAAATTTTAAATTTTTTTAGAAATTATGGAAATTAACAACCTATTAGAGAGCTCAAATACTTATAAGAGCATGCTAAAGGATTCTGAAAAATTAGCTTCTAAGTGGGAAGCATCAGGTTTGTTAGAAGGTATCGAAGATAACAGAGTCAAAAATAACATGGCAGTTATCTTAGAAAACCAAGCTAAACAAATCGTTGCTGAAGCAAACACATCCGGTCACGGAGGTGCTGCTACTTTTACTGCTGGAGCTGGTGAGAATTGGGCTGGTGTAGCTCTACCTTTAGTTAGAAAAGTATTTGCTCAAATCGTTGCTCAAGATTTCGTTTCTGTACAACCAATGAATCTACCTTCAGGACTTGTATTCTACCTAGACTTCAAATATGGAGACTCTGTAGGAGGAAGAACAGCTGGTGATAACTTGTACGGTAATGTATCTTCTGCATCTAACAAAATGTCTGTTGATGAGGAAGTATCTGGCGGTCTTTACGGAGAAGGTCAGTACGGATATACAGTAAATTCAGCTTCACACACTGAAACTATTACTACTGGATCTGCTACTTCAGCTTCAATCGCATATAATGATGATCTAATCGTAACAGAATTTAAAACTGTTACAGCTGATATGTCAGGAAAAGCCGCTGGTGCAAGACCTGATTATAAAGCAGTTAGAGCATTTAGATTATTTTCTGCTTCTGTAGATATTACTAGTAACCCAGAATTAACTACTGTATCTGGTGATGACGTTACTTTCGTTGTAACTGCATCTAACCTAACAGTTAAAAATCCTGCTGCTACTGTATTATATCACGTACAGCCAGATGATAATGCAAGAGGTGATTTCGAAGCAAATTCAACTGACGCAGTCGACACTTCTATTAATATCCCGTCAATCGACGTAAGATTAGCTAGTGAAGCAATTGTTGCTAAAACTAGAAAACTAAAAGCACAATGGACTCCTGAGTTCGCTCAAGATCTTAACGCATACCACAGCATTGACGC